TTCTGTGAGCAGATCCGACTTTGAGCGCTCCGGCCCTGTCTCGGTGCTGTCGAATTCAATATTTTCGTCTTCAAAACGCGTTTGCCGACGCGCGTCACTGTCGAGATCGTCAACTTGGTCATCAATCGCCGCGCCCGATACGGCAGCAAGCTCATCGGCGCTGTCTGGAAACATCCGCGCAAGATCTGCGGTATAAACCTCTTGCTTGCGGCGGACATAGTCAGCATCGTCAATTGATTTTGAGCGCGTTGCAATTGCAAACTCTTCGGGCGCTACAGACTCAACGAGTATTCGTCCACATGCCGGCGTCCGTTGAGTTTTGACATCGTACGTAATAACGCCAAATTCATCTGGCTCGTTTTCTTCCGCTTCCAGAATTTCATATTCTGGCGATTTGATAAATTGCTCGACGCGCGCCCCAGTCACCTTTTGATAGATCTTAGGCGTTTGGGCATGCGGTTCCTCGTAACCGACATGCACAACACCAATGCGAGTAAGCAGGCCGTCGAAAAGAAAATCATGCAGGACGCTATCGCCATCATTGTCACGGCGGAAAACGTGCTGAAGATAGTCGGCAATTTCTTGCTCTTGGTCATTCGCTGCATCGTTCGGACTTTCGACAGCAATCAAGTCATCAGTCAAAAACATCCGCATCAGTGCTGGCATCATCCAGTTGATTGTGTCGGCTACGTCTTGGCTGACAACAGCGGGATGGCCCTCAATCTCATTACCGTACGGCTCGCCAAAATAGCGCTCCATTGCCTCGGTTTGCGCCTGAGCAAGATCGCTTTGATAGTATGTTGACGCGTCGGCTTCCTCTTCTCGCAAAATCGCGAGCAAGCGCCGTTCGTCCATCGGTTGTGATGTCATTTCAACCTATTGGTGTTGTTTTGCCGGGGATTTTGAAAAACACCCCCTGTTTTGTGCAACCTGTGATAGATACCGCGCCTTAGGACGTTCGGCTTTCATCAGCTCGATATTCTTCAAGCCATGCCTACGCGTCGGGGCTTGCGTCGCTCGCGTGCAATTTTGGGCGCGACTAGCGACATTGCTAGATATCGAAAAGCGTCACTTGCGTGCGATGTCCAATCGTGGCGCGGACGCTGCCGAAACGTTTTTGCCTTATCGTCCCATTCGCGCTGATATTGCCTTAGCGCCTCGAGTCCCTGCTCGCATTTTTGAGCATCAAACACACATCGCGGGATCATCTGCCTGACTGCTTCAATCCCATCACTGACATTATGACGAGGTGTGACGGTGATCGGTTTGAGGCCCAAGCTTTCAAGCGTTTCCTTACGAGATCGCGCTGTTGTCAGCTCGCGTATTTCAACGTCGTGGGGAAGGTAATGATCGGCATAAGTATAGGGCAGGCCATTTTGTAAATGGCGGGCAATGTCTGTTAAAGCCGTGTTGTTCGTTTCGTAAAAATCGATCAACCGGACTTCGCGGCCTACTTGTTGTGCGAACCATACAGCGGTTGAATCATCGAGCCCCAAATCCCAAGCAGTATAAACTGGCAGGCCTGGTTCCCACGGGACCGAGCAAATGCGGCCATCATCGTTTAGGGCGCGAAGCTGCTTGCCATAGTACGCCCCGACGATTGCTGCATCAAAACTGCATTCATACTCCTGATCGTAAGCCTCTTCGCTCATCATGCCGCGAGCGTCGGCCAACTCTTCTTCGGGCAGGATTTGCGTCGCGCTGGCTTTCAACAAGAGCGAAAACCATTCCTTTGGTAGCGCCTGCGCCAGCTTAAAGGTGTCATAGAACGCATTTCGTCCCTTAGGCGTCCCGATAAAAACAGCCCAACCGCGCCGATCGGATAATGCTGGCCGGATGACTTCTGGCCAAGCTCTTGGGTCCATGTCGGCTGGCTCATCAAGCACAACGCCATCAAGGTAGATGCCGCGCATCCGGTTATAATTGTCTGCACCATAGAGCCTGATTTGACCGCCAGTCGGAAGGACAACTCTTAGCTCGCCCTCATTGATCTGCATTCCGGGTATCTTCGCGGTGTATTCTTTGATGTACGACCACGCGATGTCTTTTGCCTGGGCATAGAATGGCGCGATGTATGCGAAGCGAGGGTTAGGCTTATCGCACCTGAGCGCTGCATCTATGAGATCCATAATGCAAGCGACGGTCTTGCCGGCTCGTCTGTGAGCTACGATGCATGACCATCTTTGCGCGCGCTTATGGAAAGGTCTGAATTGATCTCTAGGGCGATAGCCTAGATCAATTGTAACGGCCGTCACTAGGTTCTGCTGTAAGTTCTAGTTGTTTACGGTGTTCGACAGTTTTAGTTTGCGCCTCATCCTCGATGCGATCGACCGATGTGACGATACTGTAGCTGATAGGGTTGTCCTGATCGCCTGAGTGAGTGACGTTAGCCAGCTTGGGGTGCATGTATGGAAGGGCTTCTTTTGCGGCCATGAACTTTATGGCGTCGTATTCTTCCTCACCGCGCATAACGCCGACAATATATCCAAGCGGTGTCTTGCCTGCTCTCAACAAAGCATTTGCAGCATTCACGCTCTTTTTGTCGATCTTGGCGCTGAAAGGTTTTCGCCCTGCGCCTTCTCTTTTCCCACCTCTAGGCATATTCAATCTTTAACTTGCTGCTGCAACGGTTCAATTCAAACAAAATCAAAAAAATTCAAACCATTGTGCGTGTGTTGATCATAGCTCTCATTGCCGATGCAACGAGTTAATTCAAGTTTTTATTCAAGTCCGGTCGTCAGCCATGCATAGAAATGATTAAGCGTGCTTGTAATGTAGTGTTCATGATACGAGCGATCGAAGCTCTGGTAGCGATCCTCTTCAAGGGACGCATAAGCCGGAACAATATATTTTAGTCTGATTGTTCCGATTTCTTTTTCGGCTTGTAGGACGGTGATCTGGTATTCATCGCTTACCTTATCTTTCCGGCCCTTCACAAAATAGCCTTTGCCTTTGCCCAGTTTGTAATAGAGTTCCTTTGCCGCCTTCGCGATTAAGGGTGTTATGTCGAGATACGGCTTTGATTCCGGCTTTATTCTGGGCTCTCTTGGCTCCAAAAGGTAGCTAGCGAATTGCGGACAAGACATTAGAGCTTTGCGGCGAATATCAGCGTATTCCTCGGCCCTATTGTCGTATTCCGGCTGCTCAACCTCTTGAGCGTAGTCGAGCCAGCTTTCTTCAAATAGCTCGGCTGGCGCCGGCATGGCGCGTTCTTCGCGTTTGCGCCTACTTATGCGAGCATATAAATTTAAAGTGTCTACAGCCCACGGGTCACAGCCCAATTCCGGAAGCTCGTCTTCTTCGCGCTCTGTCTCGTCCCACTGGCACGACAAAGCCACATCAAGCAATAAAGATGCTTCCCGGCAATTCAGCCCCCGGGCCTCCGATAACGCTTCGGTGATTTGCCGATTCACCGACGAGCCCCACCCCCCGGCATGCGCGGAATTCTCTGCATTGTCCGTGCCGCCCGCCGCGGAATTTCCTGCATTTCCCGTGCAGCCCGCGTTATCCCGCCGCGTCCGTAATGATTGCAATCGTCGTCTTCAGGAAAGCCAGTGATATCACTCACGCGCTCTTCTTTAGGCTCTTTTAATCTTATTACGACGTTATGTGCGTGCGTTGCCGCATCCATAGCCGACATTTCAGCTGATAATTCAGCGACAACTGCATCATACACTTGCTCGTCGGTGACAGCGTGCAGCGTTTTGGGTCTCATCATATTTTTTTGATTTCAGGCACGCGCCAAACTTGGGGCTAAAACGCAGCCAAGGGGCGCAAGAGCGGCATACTGACAGCCGACAGTAATGCGGAAAGGGGAACACTTGTTTGGTTCGGATTGCCTTATTCGCGCCTGATTGTCAATAGGTTTACGCGGCTTCGAGTTTTCCCACTTCAACCGTTGCTTTTCCGATTGCGGTTTCTAGTTCCGCTCGCTTGATCCCGAATAGTTTTGCAATGGTCCCTATCAAGCCGGTTGGCCTTCCCATGTCGTCTAGGACCTGCACCCTCTGTTGAAGCTTAAACGGCAGCTCCGTGGCTTTTGTGCCCTCTAGAGCAGCCACGTAGTCGACAACTTGAGGCGATACGGGTTGAGGTTCTCCGTTGCACTCGATCGGCTTGATGACTTCCTTAAGCTTTTTAACAGCTACCCAGTCGATGTAGTCAGCAGTGATCACAAGGTATCCAGGCAGGACCGGGACATAAACTGTTTCCACCTTGCGGCGGTTCTTTGGGTTGCGCTTGGTTGTTTGTCTCATCGGCAGAGTTGATTTGATGCCTATGGCTTCAAGCTCTTTCGCTGCCTTTTGTTCCGTTCCCGTTACCAATCTTAGAATGAAGCTCTGCTGCATACCTGCTCACCGCGCGCTGTCTTGTTGATTTCTTTTCCGCTATACGCTGCGAGACTGATTTTCTGGTTTTCTTGGGCACTAGGTTGCCATTCTTATCGATGCGGAAGCCTTTTAGATGGGCGGTCATGCTGTTAACCCCACAACTTGCGCCACCAAAACGGCCTTACTGCTTTTTTTGTTTTTCTGCGGAACGATCGTAACGGTTTAGCCACCACTCGATATTGACCAGCTTGCTCATTTGGCCCTGGCCGAATAACCCGCTCCAAACTCATGACGCGGTGCAATTCCCCGTTCAGAGAGACTTGCTGCCCTGGGGCTATGGGTGGGCAGCTTTCAACTAAACACACTTGATTGCCGTCAACTTCAGCTGACCTGATATATTTGAGATCTAATGTCATGCGATTTTACCAACACCAACTTGACGGATGCTCGTTGTAATTTTGGGCTGCTCAACGGGGACCACAATCATTAACCACACCAGCAGAAAGGCTACAAACAGCAATATTTCTCCGAAAGTATTCACTGCTCACGCCGCCTTTTCTTTCCAGGATTTTCTGGGCTCATGCTCGCTGCAAATCATCCCTTTCAACACCAGGCGGTTATGCCTGAAACTCTTTTCGTTTCCGCACTTGTAGGCGGGCATTTCATTCCAGTTGTTCTTTTCATCTTCGCTGCGGTGCTTGCAGGTGAAACAGGAGTTCATGAGCTTTCCCCTTGAACGAGCTTCAGGGCGGGCAATGCCTGATCGCCCATCGCCTCGATGACGTGACGGTTGCTTTTCTTGATGTTGCAGGCGGAGCAAGATGGTACATAGTTTTCTATGCGGTCGGGTCCACCTACGGACTTTGGGACAACGTGCTCAACCACGAAACTATCGCGACCTACGCCACCATCAACAAGCTCGACCTTGCAATAGGTGCACTTTCCATTGGTCAAATCCCAAACGCGCTGCCTGACTGCGGGATCTTCCTTGCGGTGAATTTCAAAATCGCCATCCGCAACTTCACCAATAACTTCCCAAACCTTGGAAAACTCTTTGTCTAAGCTGCCTGTGTGCTCAAGGTGGTAGAACTGGCCTGCAATCTTTGCAGCGTAGTTTTTAACAATCTGGTCAAGATTATCCTTATTAACTTGGGACCATCCTAGAAGCTCCATAACAAGAGCGTTCACTTTGTCCTTGAAAAAATAGTCTCTGTGAGAGACAGACGTTTCCAGTTCCTCAAATGCTTCGCTAAGCTCTTGAAATTTCTGCTTCATTTGGCTTCACCTAAAATTCTCGGCGTTAAATCTTGCGGCTTGCGCTCTCGTCGGTTTGCCCGCAGATAACGCGCTCGCCGAACACGGGCCATGTCCATATCAAAACCTTTTTCGTCCCATGTTTCCTCGGACATTGCGATTGTTACCAATACGCCGAGATGTTCTTGCACTTGGTCGCCGTTTGGCATGACGCCGAGCAATCGCCCGCCACTGCCCTGGAATTTTCCTGATGCCTGTTGAACGTTTCCAGGTGTTGGAAACCATACCGCGTCTGGAAACTGCTGTTTTTGCTGTTCAATCGAGCCTGGAAACAATGGATCGTGACTGTGATAGAGATACTTACGCATCGACCTTTTCACCCCGCTTCATTCGCTCCATTGCCTCGCGATACATCCGCATGTGTTCGGGCTCGTCGCTTGCAGGATCGGGCGACGGCATCGCTTGCGAGATAAATCCTCGCAATGTTGCGAAGCTATGAGTTTTCACATCACCAGCGATAAGTTTCCGTTTGTAGTCTTGCCAACCGTGACGAACCTTTTCGCCGCCGTGATCGTAAATTTGATCTGCAAGAAACTCCGCAGCGGTGCCGTCACCTGAAAATTGATCTTCCAACCAAACCAAAATTTCGTCAGCTGCAGCAGCAGCTATTATTTTTTTTGAATCTGTTTCTGTTTCTTTATCTGCTTCTGACTCTGTATCTGTATCTGACTCTGTATCTGGGGGCGTTTCGGTAACCGTTACATTAAGTTTCTGATACCGTGTCAGGGCTGTTTCCGCCGTTTTAATCCGCACCTTATAGCCTGCTTGGTCAGGCGTTCTTCCAGCCTTGCCAGAATTACATTCGCGACAAGAAAGAGCTAGATTATCAATATCGTCCGTGCCTCCTTGAGATATTGGAACCATGTGATCAACGACAAGGTTTTCCGTGGCCTCGCAATACACGCATTGCGAACCATCTCTACCTTCCAACTCATCTTTAAACTTTGAATAGTCGCCCATTTGGGGCAAACCTGCTGCCCGTCGCTTATCCCTGTACTTTCGCACGCGATCGGTGCTTTTATCGCTTACGAATTGCCTTCCGCTCCAGTTATGCGGCTGCAGCGATCCATTGGGCAGAATGTCCAGCAGGCCAACAAGTACAAGAGCGTTAATAGCGTCTTCTGCTGTTTCATTGCTAATGCGTAGCGACCAAGCAATTCGCTCTAGATTGTGCTCAAACGAGCCACCATTTTTGGCCGCTAGACAAAGCAGATTAATCCAGTTCTTAAAAGTTGGCGGATCTAGTCGCTGTACCTTTGGATCATCCAATATCTCGTGGTATATTCTGAACCACGGCATTGATTTATTGTCGGTGGATGAACATTTATTCGCCTTGCTTTTGCTCGAATTGTATTTCATATTTGACGTACTCCAAAAGAGTTTACTCGTTGCTCCGAGTTCAGCCCGTCAACTCACACTTGGCGGGCTTTTTCTTTTCCAAAATACGCGGATGACTACTTGCCCTTACCGGGTTGCAGAAAGGGGAATCCACAACCCGGACTAGCAATACGAAGGGCACTCGTTACGCTGCAGTACAGAACAAACCCCGCAATCGGGCATTCGTAACAACTTGGCATCACCCGCGCGTCTAGGGAAAACGGGCGGGGTTTGTCCTGTGCCGCAGCTAGGCAACCCGTGCAGAGCCGTCACCGCCCGCCTTTTCTCTCAACGTAATGAGCTCGTTCAGCGCTTCCGCAGACTCATGGTGAGCAAGATCAAACAAACTCGGGTCAAACGTCTTCCCCTGCTTAACCAAGTCCAAAAACATTTCACCATGCCAACCAGGTGGGATGCCGCGACTTTTCCAGTTTGTGATGCATGACGTGCTGACGCCAAACCGGCACTGGATTTCCCGCCGTCCACCGTAGAAGTTGATCAAGCTGTTAATCGAGTTAATGTCGTACATTACGCTATAATATCCACGATCGGTGTAGCTTTCAAGTCTACACAGTTGGTTATTTGTTTAAAACCCCAAACCATCGTAAAAAGTCGAACTATTTTGCAAGGTTTGGAATTCATGCGCGGGCCCTTTGACACCGACTCTTTAGCTAAGGAAGTTGCAGCGAGGCTGCGCGCCACACGACTCGCGCTCGGCTACAAGACACAAGCTCAATTTGCCGAAACGGCAGGCGTCCTGCCGACTGCTTACAGCCCGGTCGAAAAAGGCGTGCGGTTAATGAGCCTGCAAATTGCACTGTCGCTTTATGATACGTACGGCATCACCCTGGATTGGCTCTATCGCGGCGACCGAAGCGGGTTACGCGCCTCATTGCGCGACGAAATACGCCGAGTAGAGACGGCAGAATAGGGCCTTGCTGCATACGTTTACGGATGCCTGCGCCCAACAAAGCGATACCTTTTTGCTAGCCCCACCCCCCCATCAAGACACTAATGGCAATTTTGATGCCGTCGCAGCTGCAATCCGACAACAGGCGCAGTCAACAATCAGAGCCAACTGGATCTAATCCCAACTTGCGCCAGATAATAAAAATCCACATTTGGTGAATATTTGTTATTGACACTACACCATTGGTGAAGTATTTATTGCTCATCACATCACAGAGCGGCGTTCCTCCCGCTCTACTTTCCTCCCTTGACCCAGATGTGATCGCCGTTCGCGCCGTCAGTAATGCGGGGTGCTGCGGTGCAACTGAGGGGCTGCCTGTTTCACTCCAGCACAGGTGGCCCCTCCCTTTTACACTGGAGGCACGATTGAAGCAGTTAGTTAGTCAGATGTCGCGTGATAAGCAGCTAAACAATTGGGCATGCAGAACTTTTGAGCACCGCGGCAACGCTTTCGCCCACCGCGTGCTTGACGCCTGGGTGCACGGCGAAATTACACGAAGAGAAGCCATCGAAGAGTTGATCACTGTCGGTGCATCGGCGCGCGGAGCCATACGGATCATTCGTGAAATCGAGCGATGCGGATGGGAGGTTTGAGTCACAAGACTCGACTGGATCAATATCCCTCAGATTGAAGAAAAAACACACGAAGAAATTGGATCAATGCTGACAGAAAAGTTTGATATTGTTTTAGCCCCAACCTGCACGGAGAAAGAGGCAGGATTGCTTGAAGTCTGGGCAACCGTCACATCGGAAGACGGCCTAACCTTCACACCTTCTCACTGCATCATTACCACTCAAGAGAAAGACCACCTCACCGGCGAAGTGTCAGAACGCAAGGACCGCTTAAGCTACGGTTCTAGCATGTTCATGGACCCTATCATCATGAACCTTTGCCAGTCCCATTTTACCGTTGAGCACATGACCGAGCTTTACTTGCACAGAGACGAGTTTGCGGATTTACGCAACCAGCATGCAAGAGAGCTAACAACTGCAATCACCCAATACCGTGAAGCTGCTTTGTAATGAATATGCTTGTGTGTGTTGCGTTTGGAATTCTGGCAGGCCCGCCGCCAGTGCTACGGAGGAAACGTAATGGCTGATGTTGTTCCCATTAGACAGGCTCGCGCTATAACTGCAATCATTCCCCAAACGATCGAAGACGTCGCGCGGATAGCGAAAGGCGTTAGCGCTAGCGGTCTAGCTC